CCGCACAAAACCAGCGTTAACAGTACAAGCGGCGTCAGCCTGAGCAGAGACATAAACCGGAACCTCTTTAATAATGGTTGCGCCGCGCTCCCTGATTACCTGGACGCGGTCGACGTATTCAGTGACGACGTTATCGCGGACCGTACCAAGCGCTTGGCCCTGCTCGAAAGCTTCGCTCAGCCGATCGAGCTCAGCCTGCGTTGCCTGGCTCTGCTCGTGATCGCCCCGAGCCATCCAGCCGAGGCCGAAAAGCAGAACGCCGACCAGGAGCAGGGCGGCCAAACCGTAAAGACGACTCATAAACCCACCCGGCAGAGTTCGCGCTGTATAGAGCGGCGTACAACAATGCCGCCGCAGTCGTTCGCCGCGATGCGGCAGTCTTTGCCACCGACGTACACCCAGCGCCCGAACTGCTCAGCGGCCCCGAGCTGGTCGCCGGCATTGGCTCGCCGCAAAAGCGTGGACTTGGCCACCGCCCCGTGCCCGACGTTGTAGTGCATGTCGGCAATAGCGATTTTGCAGAACAGCCCGACCGGGCCGGCTCGCTCCTGGACGAAGTCGACAGAAGCGCCGAGGTCGCTCTGCAGGTACGCGGCGCACTCCGGCTCTGTAGCCTGGTCGTCACGCCTTACACCGGCCGTGTGGCCGGTGCAGATTGTCCAGACGCCACCAGTGTCCGGGTACGCCTTGAATCGCGTCCCTTCCATTTCCGGCGTAAGCACCAAGAGCCCGGCAAAGATCGCCGCGCGCTCGACCGGCGCCGGCAGTCCCGTTTGATTGACCGTAAAGCCGGCAGCGGCGAGCGATAACGTCACTGCAGCGACAATCCGCTGCAGGAGGGTCATTGCTGGCCCCCGGAATCTCCCGGCACCTGGTCGCGCCGTCGAAGGCGAGCCCAGGTGAATTTAACGAGCGGATAAACCCAGCGACGACCAACGCCGTCGATTATCAGGAACAGCGCATAAGCCGCCATAAGGCGAATCGTCCATTCTTGATAAGTCAGACCGTAAATCAGTAGGCCGCCGCCCATTGGCGCGACCTTCGCCCCCTCGACCTTAACCAGGCTGAGCAGCGAGAGCTTTTCGTCTTCCACAAGCGGCGTCCTGAAATAGAAAACCCCGCTCAGTGGCGGGGTTTGGATGTGCAAGCCTAGACCTGCAAAGAGGTTGAACCTCTCATTTTTGCGAACGTCAGAAACACAAAAGCCCGCTCAGATGGCGGGCTTTTTTCGTATGTATCGCAGAGTGGATAAAGTACCCTTTTTCGCGTTACTTTTGCAAGGGTCTTTTTCACCTTTTCACTATTGGCCCTTTGTACCTTTGCCTAAATTGCCAACATTGTGCCGCCATTCAACGCACGGCATTGTAGGTGCAGGCCCGAGAGGTGGAACCCCTTCATCAAGCGGCGTTACTTGCGAACTTCGCTCGAGGCGCGGGGCTTTTGTACCAATGGCCTTTTGACCTTCCGCCCAATTCATCAGGCCGACCGGCTGCAGACCGTCCTCGACGATCTGAGCATCGGCCTTCCGCACAAAGTTCACAAACCCGGCCGGTTCGAGACTTCTGTAAGCGTCCGACTCCTCTTTCAGAAACGGCACTTGCTTGCCCACCAAACCCGAGTACCACATGTTGCGATCGTTACAGCCGGTAATCAGCAGCTTTTTCATTATCACCTCACGGCGCGAGCCCAACCGGCTCGAGCGCCTTCGATCGTTGCATAACCTTCGTCGACAAAGTCGCAGCAAGGGCAGCGAGAGCCCCAGCAAGCGGACCGGATAAAGAACCGAGCTACCCCCTTCTCCTTGCAAGTATGCACCGGCAGCTCAGGGTCGTTAACCAGGTTCCAACTGGCCAGCGCCCGAGCCTCGTTCGGACTCACCTCGCCCCGGTTACTGCAGACAGTGCAAACCCACAGAAAGAGGCCCGAGCCTTGCTGGTGTCGCCGCTCAGGTATTGCATTGCAGTGCAGACAAAGGGGAGCGTTCAAAGCCTTCTCCAGAGCGCCTCGAGCGCCACCGTGTCGAGCTCGTCCAGGACGCGTTGCATAGCGTCCCAGCGGGCGCGCCAGTGCTGGCGATAGTTCACGTCGCTGACGCCCAGGAGCAGCGCCAGGTGCGGGCCGTCGTAACGGCATTTACCGGCGTTCTTCAAATGCTTGTGATGCTGCACAGCCAAATGGGCCAGCCCCTTGGCGCGCTGCAGGGTCTTACCCTGCATCTTCCCGAGCTGGGGGGCAGCCCGAGCCCAAAGCGTCAGCACGCAGCCAGCTTCGTCGTCCCACACCAGCGAATCGGCGTAGGCGTAACGAATCCAGCGGCTTTGCTCGGTGTCGAGCGTGGCCACAGTCCGCACCAGGTGCGCGTCTTCAAAGGCCGTAGGACCGAGCGGGATCGCGCTTTTTTTCTTCTTGCGCGTCTCGCTGCAGGTCACTCGCGTGGTATCCCTGGCCAGGCTGACCACGTAGTCGAAGGGCAGCCGCTTTGTTTCGTCGTCACCCTCGAGCGGGCACTCGGCCAGGTCGTTGGCGCGATGGCGCGGAAACGCGTCGCGCAGGCGAGCCGTCTCGATTACACCGACGCCGTCAGGCTCTGCCGGGCGATCCGTCTCGCGATAATCAGTCGGCGCCAGGTAGGCGAACAGCAGCCATTCGCGCAGCCATACCAGATCCTGAGCGATCGGCGCTGAGCCTGATCGCCCTCGGCGGATCTGCACCCGAGCAGGTGCTACCGGGAGAATCTCGAGGTGCTGCAGAGCCCAGCTTTCGACGGACTCCATAGGCGGAGGCGTGTGGCGGATCTCAAGCGAGAAATTAGGGCGGGCCGTCATGCTCAACGTCTCCGCGCCAGAGTGAAGTAGTCGACGCAGAGCGAGCAGCGGGTCGCACGCGGCAGCCTGGTCAGCCGACCGGCGTCGATCGGGTAGCCGCAGGCCAGGCAAAGGCGCTGCAGAACCAAGCCAGCCTGCAGACACTCCTCAGCCATCAAAGCCCGAGCGACGGCGTCGTCTTGGCGCAGCTCGAGGCCGCTGGATACGTCATTGAACACGGGCGCCACCTTTCTGACTTAGCAGACTGGCCACGGCGTAGCCGGCGTTCCGCTGATCGAACGAATGCACAAAGTCAGCGCAGGCGGCCGACTCGTTGAAATGGAGGTTATGCACCTGGCTCTGCGCCGCAGCGCGAACCACGACGCGAGCCTCGGAAAGGCCGAGACGGCGAGGGAGCTCGAGCACCAGGACAGATTGACCACCAGCAACACGGAACAAGCGAACAGACTTCATTCGGCGGCCCCCATGCGTGACGGTGGCGCAATCAACTGCGCGAAAGCGTGACTGTCACGCTTTGCCAGATCCGCCCCAGCGATCGCCAGGGCAGCGAGGACTGGCGCGAACAACGCAGCGAAGGCCCCAGGGTCTTTTTTGGACAGGGTCGACGAACCATGCGCGAGCAGGGTCAGCGCCTCGGCTGGCTCCTCGAATCCGCCAGCCTGGCAGACGTCGATCAGGGCCTGCACGGTGCCGCCGTAAAGGGTCATTGCAGGCAGGTGGAACGCTTCGGCTCTCAGCTTGGCCTGAGCCTCGCGCAAACGCTTATTACGCTGACGCTCCCGGTTCTGACGCTTGACCTTGTCGGCCTTTGTTTCACCAGGTGCAGCGGCGAAACGCTCGGCCAGCACCTCTTTATCGGTCGGAATGACGTCAGATTTCGCTATCGAGCTGACCAGGCGAAGGGCGGCGGCGCTCATAGCGGCTCGCCTTTCAGGTTGGTCAGCATCATCAGCGGCAGCGGCCGGCCGGTGCCGGTAGCCAGTGCCACCAGCTCATTAAACATTGCCGAAATGGCCTCGGTGCCTTCGGCAAGCATCCGATCCACGTCGGCAGGGTCGTCGGTATGGTCGTACACGCCATCATGCGCCGGGACACTGGCAGCCAAGAATTCGCCGATTGCCTGAGTCACTTGCCCGAGCTGCGCCTTAGCCGCTGGAACACCAACCAGGCCGATAAGCTCGGGAATACGCACGTCAAAGCAGCCAGCCATAGCCAGGAGCTCAGAACGAGCGGCGCGCTGATAGTCCTCAGGCAGGCAAGAAAGCCAGGCCCATTTCCATTCGAGCGGGAAAGGCTGCGTAGCGTGGAAAATTCGGGAAACGCGCTGCGACCAGGCTTTACGGGTTTTCTGATACGTCTCGACGTCTGCTGGCTCCTCGAGCGTCTCGATCAGTCCTGCAGCAGAGAGA